CCCATTACTGGAAAAATGCAGCCAAGCGAACGCGGTGCTCCTGGCGCTACTAGCGCCCCATCCATGATGGCTTCTGCAATGCGAAACCCGATTCAAACCTTAAGGGGCCTTAAAGAGGGTCTGGTTGACCCTAGATCTGTTAAGGGCTGGGAAACAGGTACTAGCGCGCAACAAATGTTTGCTAGAGCTCAAATTGGTATGCAAGATGCTCAGGCAAAATATGGTAAAAGCATGGAGCGTTTTCAAACAGCGTTTGACAAAGGAAGAATTTCTGAAGAAAGACTGAATCATCTAAAAGACCAAGCCTATAAGCGACTCCTAAAAGAGCAGTCAGCTATTGCTACTGGTGGCTATGGCCAAAAATTTGCTGAAGAGATTGGTAAGTCTGGGTCCATTGCAAAAGAGAATGGACGTCTTATGGGGGAAAGCTTTAAGGCGATGGGGAAAAACATTCGAAGCGCTGGGATAAACATTGCTGCTGCTGGTGGAAGGCTGCTTGGTTCAGTAGGAATGATGGTTGCTTCTCCTATGGGAGCCATATTAGCTGCTACGGCTATATACAGCACTGCAAGAAGCATCCAGCAAAAAACTGGCGAGGGCGCGAAGGCAGAGTTAAACGCAAATAATCTATCCCAGTATCAACAGGCTGCTGGGCAGTCTGGTACTGGCGGGGTAAAGCTAAAAGACCTGCTCAAGGCAGAGTCTCAAAGCAATGCGAAATTAGACCAAGACTGGTCAAAAATTAGCGAGTCCGACACTGCGTTTGCTCAAAAAAATCCAGGTATGACCGATAAACGGTTGATTGGAGCTAGTCAAACTAGCGCCTTGGCGTTTTTGCGTACAAATGTTGGAAAGACTGAAGGAAACGAAAAGGTACTTTCGCAAATTTCTGCGGACCTTGTTAGGCAATTTGGCGCAACAGCTGCGCAGGGGATAGTAGATTCCTTTAAAAACAAGAGCGACGCAACTTTCGAAGATTATCAAAATCTAGCTCAACTGCAAAAAAGAGAATTTGACCGTTCAGGATACTTTAACCGGAACTCTGGATTTGGTAGCGCTCAGGGTTTGCAGGCATTAATCAGCGGTAATCTAAACTCGATTGAGCAAAGAGCTGGAAATGTTGGCAGCGTTTATGGAACCGAAACAGGCTCTGCTTACCGCGCTCAACAAATGAACGCAGCTACTGGGATGCTGGCAGGAGGAGGCACTAATGCCTCTGGAGTGCGTGCGCTTGGGGAGGGCGCGCTAGCTCTTACAGGTGTTGGGTCTGCTTTTATAGGAAAAGACGCAAACCAATCAAATACTGCTTACAACAACGCGCAAGCAAATATTTTTAAGGGATTTGGACTGCAGGGTAGGTACGCGCAAAGCAATCAAGAATACCAATCTTATTTCAGAAAATTAGAAGACGAGTATGGTGGCGGAGCACGCCTTGGATATAGCTACTCAGGTTTAATGAATTATGCCTCGGGTAAGGAACTTGACTTAAACAAGCAGGAAGACAAACAAAAGGCTATTCAGGGATATATTGCTGATCGTGGTGGTAGCAGAGGTAAAGACATTGTTAATCAGGTGTGGGGTGAATATGCCGGAATGTCTTCTGCCGATTTGGACGCAAAAGTCAAGGATGGTCTCTCTAAAACCCCGAAGGCCGAAAACAACGAAGTTTTTAAGAATCAGGTTGCCCTAGTTGGAAAGCAGTACGGAGGAGATGGAAAAGACGTATCTACTTCTGTATTGCAAAATACAAAGGCAATATCGGCTCTTACCGAGCAGGTAGGAAACGCTGCCGTTCAGTTTAGTGCTGCCGGATCTTTAGCTGCTGACGCTGTTAAAAAGGCGGGAGGGGATTTTGACAAGGCTGCCGGAATCCTGCAGGCTATGGCAGCAACCACTGGTAATCCAGCGGCTCAAGAACTTTACAACCAGACAGTATCTCAAATACGGCAAATCAAAAATATTCAGGGTCCAGTTCAAGGTATGGCTGACAGAGGAAAGATTGCGCAAGACGCGTTTGAATTTGAAACAAAAGTTAATTCTAAAGGCGGTCCTATATCTGATGCCAATGCAGAAAAGCTTAAAGAAGGCAGAGCTACTCAAGAAGCAGCAGCTGGAGAATTTAAGCAGTTCCTGGTAAGCGTAATTCAAACACTGCGCTCTTACAACAAGCAAGTTAAGCGCTCAAACGAAGACTTTAGCCTCCAGCAAGAACGAGCAAGACTTGCTTTTGACAAAAATATCAAGCGCCAAATTGAAGATATGGCTAGTTCTCTGGCTGATCCTTATTCGCGAATACCTGCTCGCAGCACTCAAAGCACGTCAGCTATTGGCCAAAACATTGACGAGCAGAACCAAGTTTTCGACACTCAAAACAAAAACCTTAAAAAGGCAGAACAACTTGGTTTGGATAAAAAGACTATCCAATTCCTTGATTTGGCTAACCCAGAAAAAGCTCAACAACTTGCTCGTATAGTTGACGAAGCTGGGACCGATCCTAAGTCTGTTCAGCGCCTTAATAACTCGGTAAAAGAGCGTTTGCGTATTGTCGAAGAATCCCTAAAGAGCGGCTATAACAAGGTCTATGACCGTGCCGTTGAAGACTTCAATCTGGCTATGCAGCAAGGAGCTGATGACTTTAACAAAGCTATGGAGCGTTTAGCCACTGACGTCAAAGATAATTTTACTGAAATTACAGGTGGTTATGACAAGTTAATTGGTGAGATTAAGCGCTTGGGTGGAGATGCAATTGGAGTAATGAAGCGTATTGATGCTTACTGGGCAAAATCCAAATTTCTACGAGGGGACGCAGAAGTCAGTGATCCAGGCACACCGACTGATCCTCCGAAAAATCAGACTACGAAGACAACGAATCCGCCTACTCCACCTCAGTGGAACAGTAAAGGTCAGATAGTTGACCCTGCTCCAACCCCTCCTGGTGATCAAAAAGATTCTGATGGGCGTTCAGTAGTAAACCCTGTTGGCTTGTACGGTTTTGCCAACCCCCCTTCCGCAGATTGGGTAAAAAGAAATACATTTGGGTGGTCACCAAATAACCCGCCATTTGGGGAATACAACGAAACTGGAAAGTGGGTCCAGTTAACGTCAACAGGTATGGGCAAGAACTGGATTTGGTTTGACTATGACCAATCTCCAGATAAATTTGACCAAGTAGACGCTGACGGAAAAATGCTTAAAGTAGCAATACACAGGGCATACGGCGGTTCTTTGAGCGCGGGTAATTCTTACGTTGTAGGGGAAAAAGGACCCGAGCTTCTCCAAGGCGTATCTGGCCATATAGTGCCCTCCACGTCCTTCCAGAGCTCCGTAGCGCGTGAGACGGTACAGATGATGCGGGTAGCTGGTTTCCAGACTCCTGCGGCCTACCAGGGGCCTCAGAGCACCAATGTAGATAACTCCACCAAGATCATGGGCGGACAGTTCACTGTGGTGTCTGGAGACCCTGATGAGATGGGGCGCAAGCTCAAGGGCAAGGATCGCTTAGATCGCCTACGCGGAGTAGTAAAAAACGGCTAAGCAAGCGGTTTTGGGCAAATAAAAAAAGCCCCCACCCCCCGAAGGGGGCAGGGACTCCTTTACTTAGCTTGTGCAAATACAGCAGGGTTTGGCTTTACGCCTTCAATGCTAGAACAGCACTCTTTCGCGCTTTCTTTTGCGTTGCCGTAGTTCTCTGAGGAATAAGAACTTCCACAGGCACCACAGAGCCACTCCTGATTATCATCTCTAGGTTGGCAATTTAGTTCTTTGACCTGAGAGTAGCAGTTAGGACATTCCCAAGTTTCCATCGGATCATCTTCTGGCTTATAGCCAATTTCATATCCGCCAGCATCTGGGTTACTGCCGTCCTCGTAAATCTTGACTTCTCTCCAATCAATTACAACTATTTCGTAGGAAGTCCAATCATCGTTGTCCTTCCACGAGTTGCAATAGTGGCAGTAAGTCTCTTGCGTTGCATCTTCGTTACTCTTCTGAATTGCAAACATGCCTCATCTCCTTTGTTAAAGCGTGGCCTAACGACATACCCGATAGGAACAGCATTTGCTCTTCTTCTGTGCTGCACAGGGTAGATAGGGCCGTCTCCTTGATAAATACGGCTGTTTCGTTGGTAATCATGTTGGAGAGGTTTTCGATGATTCTGTCAAACTTGGCAGATCCACTTTCTTCATCTCCAGCAACTGTCTTAAACACTCTGACAAAATCTTCGGGGGTGATCTTGTTTTCCTCCACCGATCCTTCGTCAATGCGTCCAGCCAAATAACCGTGGTACACGAACAGGGGGATGGTTCGGATCATCAGAGCAAGAATCACTTCGTCGTTTTTCAAGAAGTGCTCTTTGTCAACCGTGTCTTCCCCTGCCGCCATAGCCTGAAGGTTAAGGTCCTCAAGCGATGTCTCCAAGCTATTGCTGGTTAGTTCTCCTGCCCACTTCGCCAATGTCTCTAAGTCAAAGACATCTGAGATTACTTCCTCAGTTGTATCTGAGGTTTCAGATATAGACCTATCGGCTAAATCTGCTTGCTTAACATTTAGCCTGTCGGCTACTTGTTCCATGAGCATGGAAGATGCTCTAGAGAGTTTAATCAAGGTTTGCATTTCGCTACTCATTTGGTGGTAACCACTTTCTCTAGATTTGATGTAATCTCGTTTTTATCGTTTGCTTTTAGCGCGTTGTTCTTGATTAACGAAATTGCCGAAGTGGCTACTACGCCCATTACGGTCCTGGCCTCGTGAGCTAGATACTTGGAGAGAGTCATTTCGGACTCAACTCCGTTGATGTTAACTCGTACTACTTGAGATCCAATCTGGCTAGCAATCTCTGTTAATCTCGAAGCGTCTTTCATGGTTACTCCATTTCGTTGTTATCTTCCATAGCGAAACGAACCGTGATTGATCCGTTCCTAACCAGTGCTGCAAGGAACTCCGTTGTTTCAACCGCAACGGTGAAGTCTGGGTTACCAGCTCCGTTTGGATCCTCATTTGTAGGTGCGCTTTCTGTGCCCCAGATGATTCCCGCCGCAAAGAAATTAAAAGCAATCGCGGAAAAAACATGGTTCATTGCGTTTTCGTCTTCGTCAGTGGCAAGGTCTGTTACATCCTCAATAGCCTGACTAACAAATTGGTCAAGAACCTCTAGGAACTGCTGGGTTTGTTCGTGGTTGAACATTTGCTTTGATACTTCGTCTGCCAATTCGACAGCACTTGATATGCCGATCATTTTTTCTCCTTATTGTTTGTTGTTGGCGTGCGCCTGGTTGGATTCGAACCAACGACCAACGGATTAGAAGTCCGTTGCTCTATCCTCTGAGCTACAAGCGCGTGGGGCGACTGGGACTTGAACCCAGGACCGACGGATTATGAGTCCGCTGCTCTGACCAGCTGAGCTACCGCCCCCCTCGCCTATACCGAGAGATTGAACATTGACACTGTAATGGGTTGGTACTCCCCAGCGTCAACAAAGGTTACTTCTGAGTTGTACAAGTACATCTTCTTGTCACGGAAGACGTATCTGTACAAGGAGCCATCTTCACCGCGCCAGTCCAGATATTGATCATCTGGGATGAACGGGGCTAGTGCTTGGACAAATACATCCTCGCACATGGCTTTGTTATCGTAGTACTCAATCAGGAGGTTCAGGTCTTTGTCGTACCTGCACTCATAGCCAACCAAATCTAGAATCTCAAGAGCGCTTTCAGCAGTCTTGTGATAGTCGGCTGGCATTCCGGCAAACACCTTTTCTCCTGAGCTTAACCCAGTCTTCAAATCGTCATTTTCATTTAGACGCTTCAAAGCCTCAAACGCCCTGCCCAAATGCGCGGCAGGGATCTTGACAGTGCTGTCAGTCAACTGAACGTAGTACCCCATGATTGCGGGCTCCTTTCGGCTCTTGGACCCTGACAACTTCCTTCTCGTAGTCAAACACTTCATCAGAAGGATTAACAGGTGCGGAAGTTGTCTGCTCCTTGAGGATGGTTGATGGTCGCAAGAAACTTTGCTGACCACCGTTGAACACTACTCCATCAACCTCGTGGCAGTAGGCAAGAACCCCAGCCCTAATCAAAGCGTCAGACAGGGTTGGGTAGAACTCTTCCCACTCGTTGGCTACAAAATCAGTCCACGAGAGTTGGAATACGTACTCTGATGTTCCAAACATGTCGTTCTGGTGCTCGAATCGCTTGATCGTCACACCAGTAACGTTATACAACTCAAAGAAGACAACTTCTTGAGGTCGGTTGATTTCAGACATCTTCTTGTTTTTCCTTCCATTCGTATCGGATGTAACTGCTGATGCGGTGTACCACGTTTGCCTGCGCTATTGCGTAAGCATCGTGGTTTTTTGTTTGGTTGCAATCTGGGTGTTCTCCATTGCAGCTGCAGGTGAAAGCAAATGGCATGAACCTTTTGCGTACTGCGTCTGCTAAGGATTCCCTATCACTTTGTTCCATTACCTCTCCTTGATAGTTGGATGAGTAGTTTAGACACATACTCAGGTGCTTAAGAACCCCCTTTTAGATCGGGTAGTTTAGGCACATACCCAGGTGCACCAACCAACCACGTTAGGCATTACCTAACGGAAGGGTTAAAAGGAGTTAAAACCCTCCTGCTGCCTAGAGAATGGGAAACCCTAGGCAGCCGCTCATGGCCTAAAGAGGCTATTTAGGCTCGCCATGACGAGTTATCCGCAACTCACTTCAATATCTTCAACTGCTGATTGAACGATATTGCGAAGCAAGCTGTCAAACGCAGTCTCAAAGGTGGTTGGCTCCTTCAAGCCTGCAGTGTTTGACTGCTGTTGTGCCCACTGTGCCCGAAGAGCCAAAGCAGCGTCAACCATGTCATCAGTCGAAAGCGTGAACTGAATGGCATCTGACGTGCTCCATGCTCCTGGCTGGTTTTCTTCCAACCAGTCAACCCGGTTAGACAAAGCCAAGATGCGGGCCTTGTCAATCACCTGGTTCATGTAAGCCGGTGAGTAACCTTCGCTAACAGCAAAGATTGCGTCGTAGTCCAGCTTCGGGTGGTTCTCATTGGAAGGATCTCCGAACCGTGGTCGTTCAACAGGCTTGCCCTCAACCTTGAGCTGCACAAGACGCGTGAAGGACTCAAGGTCAAAGTCGCCCAACTGCATGAACGTGTGAATACGTCCAGCACGCAAGAACCCAGGGTCAATCTTTTCTGGGTAGTTGGTGGTCATAACGACCATAGTTGGGCGTCCCTTGGACTGCATACCATCGAACTGCTCAAGTAGGTCAGATACCTTCTGACGGTCCCTGGAGCTGGCAGCAATCTCAACGTCCTCAACGATAAGGACAGAGGGACGGCGATCTTCACCATACATGTTGACCAACTGCTTACCAGCCACGATCTCGCTAGCAGTAGCCTGAATGACAGTGCAACCGTTCTCATTTGCGACTTGGCACAACCAAGCGATGATGGATGACTTACCAGTACCGAAGTCAGCCGAGAGAAGGGTGTTGTTCGTGAGTGGCAAATTAGCAGCCTTCACCACTTCTGGGTGCTTGACGCGAAGGAACATCTCAGCCTTGAGAGTTCTTTCGATCTCGCGACGGAACACTAGGAAGTTGGGGTTAACCGCGTTCGCAGTGTCAATGAACTCAGGATCATCCTTGGCCGTAATTGTGCGACCTCGGTAGATACTGTTTTCCTGCAGAACCTTCTGAATGGTGTCCAGAAGAAGAAGCGCCTCAGTCTCAAAGCGCTTTTGGGATACCAGAGACACGGCATAGATCATTCCGTGCTGTTCATGGCGCGAACCACCAGTGGTGATTGTTGCCTTGATCTCTGGGATGTAGATCTCGCCCCACGGGACAGTGGTGGAATCATTGACACCAGGGCCAGTCTTGATTACCACATTTGTAGCGGGGGTAGAGCCGAACATTCCAGCTTGAGGGCGCTGGAAGCCTTCGTGGTTGTACAGGTGAAGGAGAGCAAGCTTGGTAGCGTGCGCACCATCCCAAGGGCGGTAATGGTACTCCCGAACCTGCTGGAAGTCCTCCTTCTCCAAGCGGATCTTCTCTTGGAACAACTCAAGCCCTTGCTCATTTGACATGGGCTCGGGCTTGGCGATGTAGGACTCTTTCCAGTCCTGGATACCGTTCTGTGCTGTGATGGGCTTTCCATCAATCATAATTGCCTTTGGTGCTGATGACATCTTGCTCTCCTTTAGTTTTTGTCGTCGGTTGCTAGTTGCACACATCGGGGGCAGGCGCCATCCGTTGCGTCGTGCTGGTGCTGTCCTACAGTGACTTCGCTTCGGTCGTCTGAAGCGTCGTACTTGTTCTGGATAAATCCCCAGATGTATGAGTAGATATCCTCATTGATGCTTTGCAGATCCTCGGACTTGAAGTGCTGTCCGACATCAATTGTGATGCGCTGTGTTGCCATGCTTCTTCCTTCTTTCTTGGTTGGTTTTGGAAGAGGGGAAGGTCCCGTTGCTCATCCCAGAAAACAGGACCTTCCCCGGACTGTGGGTGTTACATCGCCGCCATGTAGATAGCGAGGCGATTAACAAATGCGTCATCGCACTTGGTTAGCGCGTTGAGCACCTTGTTGCGGTAGTCATCCTCATCGCCCTTGTAGTACGACGAGCTGATGAAGCGACCGCCCTGTGTGTTGTCGTGAACAAAGCGGGCAATCTGGTGGAGCTGCTTGCCCTGAAGCGTTCCGACTTTGGTTGCCAGCTGGATGCGTGGGTCAACCTTTGAGTTCTCAACTGCTTCAAGCGATGCTGCCTGAGCGGCTGCGATGATGGCTCCAACTGCCGTGAGCGCACCGATTGCGGTGACTTTGGCAACGCTGGACAAACGTGATGTGGTGCTTTCTTGCTTGGACATCTTGTTCTCCTTGATGGTTGTTTTGTGGAAGCGAGCCTTTTAACCTCATGCTCAGGAAGTGTTGCTGGTTACTTCTTGGCGCTGTTGAGGGATGCCTCAATAGCCTTATGGTCAACTTCATCAAAGATGCGACCATAAATGAGCTCGGTACCCTTGCGGACACCGTGAAGAGCAAGTCCTCCAACTACGAGAACTGCGGTCTTTGCAACGAACACTCCAGCTTTGCTTGCTAACATGTCTATCTCCTTCTTGTTTGGTTGATGAAATGACTAAGCGGGAGCCATCACCACTTGTATGGTGACAACTCCCGCTTAGGGGTGGGTTAGTCAAACGCAAGTAAAGCTAACCCGTTCTTACCGACTCGTGGGCGGTAAGAAATTTGATGTTACTTGTCTTGCTTTGCAGAGTCAATCCGAGTCTGTGCCTTGGATGTCAGTGACTCGGCTCGCTTGGTGAAAACCTTGGCAATAGCCAGGTTGAGCTTGGCCTCGTTCGCGTTGATCTGCGCACGAGCTAGATCTATTTGTTGCTGGTTCATCTCTTTCTCCTTTGTGTTGGGTTGTGGAAACGAGCCTTTTAGCCTCGTACTCAGGAGGTGAAATTTGCTACAACTTAGGAATAGCCTTCGTCGTCAGTAGCAACAGGATCAGCGTCATCTTCTTCAACGCCTTCTTCGTAGCAATCTACGCACATGTCGTTATCGTAGATTGGTAGGAATTTATCGCACCACCCGCATATCTTGATGTAGTTCTCCATTTGCTCTCCTTTTGGGTTGGAAAAGCACTAAGCGGGAGTCAAAGACGACGGGGGATGCGCCTAAGACTCCCGCTTAGCGGGTCCCAATGTACGACGGGGGATGCGTACAAAGGGAGTTTTTGGGTCACGCGAGGCCTGTATTCGGACATGGCTACCGCGCTATGGCTAAATTATAGCACCTTTTGCTGGCTAGTGCAACTACCAACTAGAGGCGTATGTGTAGTGCTGGTAGAAGTTACCCTTGGGGGCTGTTGGGTCCATTTCGGCCAGCAGATCCTCGAGTTCCTTCTTTGTTCTATCTAGGACACTCCAGTAGCGTTCGTCTAAGTCCGCTGAGCCAAAGAAGAGGCCAGACGCAGGCGGCAGTAAGGTCAAAGCCCTTTCAGCGCCTAACGTTAAGCTTTTGTCTTTAGCGTCCAGTATGACTGTAACTACGGATAAAAGGGAACTTATATCGTCTCTATTTACGAGATACGTGCCACAGTTATCCTCACCATTCTGGACGTTATTAACGAACCATCTGTGAATCTGGTTTGCTTTTCGCCAGTAGATCATGCTCTCAGTGATGCTCTTAACCCGATCATTCTTGATGTTAACGGGCATCACAGCGGCATCTCTAGCATCTTCGTTAGAGGTGTCGTAGAACATGGTCACGCGGTCTAGGTACATATCAAGGCCCATTAGACGACCTCAACATCTACTGGCTGATCCCAAACTGACTCGTATTCGCTCTCGTCCCAAGAGAACTCTTGAAACGCGCCTATTACGATGTGTGTGTCAGAAAGGGACATAACATGCTCAACAGCCTCGTCAGTGACTACTGGGATATCCCTGGCCGTTGGCAGCCACTCGTTCTCAAAGTCCAGCTTGGCTAAGGTGACGTTGTTGCAGAGCGTGTTCAGGCTGTTTCCTTCTGGATCTGAGTAAACCAAGACTGGATTGTCTGGGTTGGCTCCACTCTTAATCAGCGAGTCACACAGGCTCGCTAGATCTCTTAGCGTCAAGACGCTTGTTGGTACTTGGATATCTTCTGACATTGCTATCTCCTTATTTTGGGCAACAAAAAAGGCCCCAGAACTGTTCTCTGGAGCCTGCTTTAAATCAACCTAGTTCGGAAGTGTCTCCCGGCGACCGGGCCTTCTGACCGTATTTCGGTTGAAACGTGTTAGCTACGTGCTTACCAGAAGCTTCACTAACCGTGTGCGAGTTCCCTCGCTTGGTGATAAATATACCGGATTGGGAACTACTTGTCAAGTTCTAACCGGAAAATATCCTTCATAGACATACTTTTTAACCGTAATTCATTGCGTAACTCGGCTAAATCTTCCTTAGAAATGATTTCTTCGGGTATATCCATGCCATCTTTGCTGTCAATCAGATCCAAAATCATTGGATTAATTGACTCTTGGGTGTGCTGATACATCATAATTCCCAGCAACATTTCCCTGTTCATGCATAGTTCACCGTGCAAATCTCTAACATCTTTGAGATTAAGCACTGAAACTAGGACGTCAAAGCTGAGATCAAACGCTGAGGCTTTACGCTCGCGCTCAGGGTCAATCTCAACCTCTCCAGTAATTGTACTACGAATGTCCGAAGAATAAAAGACAGGCTTGGAATTCCTGTTGTAAACCTCGCAAACGATGGATTCGCATACGTTTCGGTCTCCTTCTTCGAACTTTGCTTGCAACTCATCGCCAAAGGTGTCTCCCTCGCGGAAGGTATTCCTGCCAATAGCGATGAAATCAATGTCGTCCAGTGAAGTACCAGACTCCTTGATGAATATGCCTAACGCTCCCTTAATGGCCGGGATCATAAACTCGCTAGGCAGTTCGTCTCTAGCATCTTGCAATCTAGTCATATAAGGCATGACTTGACCGTGCATACTGACAACTATCAGCGGGAGATTCAGGTGCAACTTATCCTTAGCGATATCTACAAATACATCGTTAATTTTCTCTTTGATGATCAGTTCTTTCATTTCATACTCCTTGTAGTGTTAATTGGTGGTTTTCGCTTTCTTGAACTGTTTGTAGCCTCCTTGCTTTCATTTCGTCGCTCATGTCTAGGTACGCTTCTTTTCTTGCAATAACAATGTCATCTACACATGTATCGCAACCTCCGCAGTCTTCTTCAAACATTCTGAGTATTTCTATCTCCAAATGCAGAACATTACTGCTTAATACGCGAGGTGTTATAGCGTCCAAGATGTAATCAAGCGACTTTTCTTTGAGCAGCCTTTCGGTATTTGCGTAATACCTAGGGGATGAATTAGCCAAGTAGTCTAATTCGTATTCAGCTACGTGCAGTATCACTTCGGTTGATAGATGCACTCCTGTGTAGCAGTCTTTTAGACTATCTGAATACATCTCTCTGTAAATATCTTCAGATAGCTTTTTGATAGCAGCATCGATGAATTTTCTGCGCTCTACTGATACAGCCATGATGCAAACTCCTCATCGTAATCTGGATCGCCAGGAGTAAGGATTCCATTTTCGTAATCCCAAATCTTGGCCATCGTAACCTCTTCGTCATCTTTTTCCCTAAAGAAATCTAGGCGCTCTTTTACAAGAGATGACGTTTTTTCTAGAACAGCCAAAGTGCGGGCCATTTGTAGTTTTAGCGTTTCACTCCGTTCTACTAGCTCTAACTGTATTCGTAAATCCATTGGAACTCCTTCCTGACATAAAAAGACCAGGACCGCCTAATGGGTAATTAGACGATCCTGGTCTGGTTTTAGACATAGCTGTTGCAATGTCTGATGTGTATATTTTATCATATTTTTACCGCTATTTCAACAGTGATCTAACGTGATCCTGTCCCACGTCTCGTCGGAGACTAATCCATCAAGATGTAAGGACTGGATCAAATCGCCAATGCACACTGCTTGTAATTTGCCACCCAAGCGCTCGCTTGTTTCAAACCAGTACTCGTCTTCAGTTGTGACTACCGTGTCTTCAAGGTCAGCGCCTTGCTCTAACCAGAACAGGGCAGTGACAGAAGCTTTTACGAGTTCTTCTGAATCAACTGAAGGCCAGAAGTTGCTACGAAAATGCGATCTAATAGTGCTTTCGTAGCCATCCTCAGACATTACTTCTTACCGAAGGTAATGCCGCTCTCAATAGCCCGCTGGATTGCTTCGTGGCCAGCTGCAGAGCGACGTCCCTTGCCTGGCTTAGCCAAGCCCTTCTCAATCAAATAGGCGTGCTCACTTTCGTAGTGCGTCTTTTGATCTACTTGCGTTTCATTTTGCTGTGTTGATTCCATTACCTTTTCCTCTCGTTGGCTGTGACATGGGCATTCACAGACTCTTGTTGTAATTAGATCTTTGTCCAGAAATGAAGTTATTTCAACTGGACAGTTTTCGTGGTAGCCGGTTAAGCACCAGCCGGTCAGTTTATTCGCCATAACTTGAGTCATATAGCTCCTCCCAATCAACAGAAAGAAGCTTTGTCCACATTGTTTTACCAGTCGCAGACAAACCATCTTCGTTCTTGTGGTTCCACCCATCAGCCCTAGCCTGCTCCCACGCTTCTTGGGTTAACTGCAGGGTCAGGCGGGTTGTGTGGGTGTCCCCATACTCACCTGCTGGGCATATCGCAGAGAAACACTCGGTAAGCACAAAACCAGTGCGTACCTGCTCGTCCCAGCGCTGTGCGTAGTGATTCGGGGGAGCATCTTCATCCATGTCCTGCTGCTCCATGAACTCAACCTCCCCGATAACTCGGCAGAAGATAAGCAGATCTGTGTCACCAGTCTGCGCTACCACAGAGGCATTTAACCAATAGGTACTCTCTGGCTTGAGAGCGTCCTGTAGCTTTCCAACTAAATTAGCGTTAACCGCTGCTTTTTCGTTCTCAATTAGTTCTTCTAGCCATGCGATTGTTTTTACACTAGTTTCGTTTGACGCTAGCGTTCTCTTAATGTCGATCATCTTATTCCTCCTTATAGATCTGGTAGATGCATTCTCTAGCCATTCTGAGTAGATCCTTTTTTGGTATCGGATAAGGCGTGCGGGGATTGATTTTCTCTCCCAGCCATTCAGCCAACCGCGTCTCTGTTTCGCTGTATACCCTTACATTTTCTTCGTTCAACTGTTATTCGCCACCCACTCTTGGAACCTAGTAGTGATTGGACCGATCTTTTCTGTGTTAGCAGCAATGCGAGCAGTTGAGGACTCGATTGTTGCGACATCAAGGTTGTTGAACCCATTGCCAGCCGCAACTGCTGCATCGCCTGTGTCGCGCAGAACCGTGCCCATATCGCGCAGGATAGCGGCAAGCTCTGGGTCTTCGCATACCTTAGATTCGCTCAGGATGCCATCAGCAGCCGCAGCGATCTGATTACCAGCCGAAATAACACCGTCTGGGTCTTGGTTGCCAGCAGCCGTAGAAACGGCCTCCGCGCCGTCTACAGCAGCCGAGATCAGGTTCTTAACCCTCTCGGCCCCACCACTTTCTACCCAAACCTGGGAACCGGAAGCGGTGGGCTCCGCAGGAGCCGGAGCGCTATTCTCAGAACCCTGCGGGGGAGCTACGGTGTTGCTAGAGCCGCAGGCTCCGGCAAATACCAGCACGGCAATAAAAATGCCTATTCCAATAAGAATAGGCTTCTTTTTACTCTTTTTCTTTACCGGGATAGATATCCAATCTGAACCATTCCAGTAGGCATTTCCATCTGGCCTTGTCTTGACTTGATTTGTTGTTATTTCTTCATTATTACTCATTTAATCTCCTAATAAAAATAGCCCCAAATCCGTTAAAATAACAGAAATGGAGCTATAAATTGGCAGGCTAAAGATTTTTACCTGTGTGAGTATTATAAACTATAAATCAGTTTTTTACAAGTGCCCAGATGGAATGTTCCAAATGAACCACTGAAAGGTCCTCATCTATAGCTACAAGATCACCAGGTTGATAACTACCGCCACAGACATGACATGTCCCTGGCGTATCAGCAATAACAGGTCCTCCTGCATACATACTTTAATGATACATCTAGGTCTTTTCAGGTGCAATAGATTTTTGAGATAATCTCAGGAACTTTCATAGCTTTCAAATTTGGTGGGCAGGCTTGAAGTAGAGGCCCGCAGCCTCTAAAAAGAAAATATATGCCCCAGGTGCAACATTCTACTGGCGTCTTCGGCCTTTATCCAAGGTCCTAAAGCAAGGGTGTTCCCTCTCCCGGATCTTTCTTTCCGGGTCTTATCCAGCCTTTACTCACGTTGGGGTTGTGTGGCGAACATAATGCATATCTGGTACCGTGTCAACTCTGGTTGGAAGTGCTCACTAACCAGCTCGACCCCTCGCTTATCACAAGTGCCTTCACCCCCCACTTGACAAGATAGGCGGGGGGTCAACTAATGTACTCCAACCGAGCACAAGCTACCAAGGGAGAAGGCCTTGCAACGCATAAGTAATGAGGCGTGTCTAATAAACGCGCTTCTACACACAGAGAACCCAGAAGCCGCGAAACTACGCGGGATTCAACCGGAGATGTTCGTAGCCTTCAAGAGCGAATACCGCTGGCTACTGAACTACAAAGAGATATATAACTCCACCCCGAGTATCAATACGGTTCTGACTAAATTCCCAGCCTTTCCGGTCCAAGATGAAAGAGATGTGGATTTCTACTGCGATGAGGTGCGATATGCCTACACCACGCGTGAACTATCCAGAACCCTCAATACCGCCGCCCAGCATCTATCTCAAGATGATCTGGAGTCGGCGGTTTTTACTGTCTCGGCATTTACCCCGCCTTCACAAAAAGGCGTTCCGCTGACCAATACGCTGGTGGACGAGTCATTCCTAGAGAACTGGGATACCGCAGAGGAAACCTACAGAGTTCCTTGGCAGACCCTTGACGATGCCACTGGAGGTCTCCACAAGGGAGATCTGTGGTATGTGGCGGGAAGACTGGGGCAAGGTAAGTCTTGGAGCCTTGGAGCCTTCGCTAGGACCTTGGCTCTATCAGGCAAGCGGGTATTGTTCGTTTCGCTGGAAATGAGCGAGCGTCAGGTGCAACAGCGCCTACACATCATGCTGGGTAATACCTTGGGTAGCAAGATCACCCACAGCGACCTACGGAACAGGAACATCACTCCCCTGCAGTATTCGGAGCTGATGTCCACTATCCGCGAGAAGGTAACCGGGTCTGTATCGGTGCTGGATTTCTCCAGAGGACCAGTTACCCCAGCCAAGATTCAATCCATGATTAAGGACTACGACGCAGCAATCATTGACTATGCCGGTCTGCTGTCTTCATCCCTTGGGTCTAGAGCAGTTGAGGACTGGCGCACAATGGCTGCCATTTCCAACCAATTGAAGGAAGTAGCCGTAGCAACAGATGTTCCAATCGTCTCTGCTGCCCAAATCAACCGTGAGGGTGATACTTCGGGGTGGAAGCCACCGAAGGTGAAGAACCTCTCCCAGTCGGACGCGCTTGGTCAGGACGGTGATGTAGTGTTGACCCAGAAGCAATACGGTAAGGCTAATATGGTTTACAGCATAGAAAAGAACAGGCACGGAGAAGGACAGCAGTTGTTCTTCACCGAGTTTGGCCCGAACCAAGGAAAGTTTGAAGAAGTATCGGCTCAGGTAGCCAAAAGATCATACGAGCAATACAGGATAAATGAAGCGAATAATGATGACAATTACGCATAGAAAAGATAAAAATGGCAACTTTAGAAGAAGTTATAACGTTCGGACACGGTGTAGAAAGACCGTTCAACTGTCATGTACACGACGACGCAAACGCATCAGCCAGAGTTAATGTAGATAAAGGCGTTTGGTTTTGCTACGGCTGTGGAGCAAAAGGGCGTGTCGGTAATGAAGACGAGCTTCCGGACTTTACTTTTTTCCACAAGCAAATAGAAAGAACCCTTAAAAAAGCACCAGAGGTCTATCCAGAGACCTGGCTTGATCTATTTGATGCCGGACCAGTTAACAAGTACTGGCTGGGCAGATTTGGCGAAGAGGCTTGCCGAGAGTTCAGGCTTGGATACGACGCAACCGTAGATAAGCCCTGCTACCCGCTGAGATACCCAAACGGGGATGTGGCTGGTGTGGTCCACCGAAGCATCAACGGCGAAGAGCCAAAGTATCGATACCCATACGGGGTAGATATCAGCAAAATGCTGTTTAACTACAAGAACTATGTTGTAGATGAATTGTGGCTCGTAGAAGGAGCTATGGATGTAATCGCTCTGCATGAGGCGGGTATTACTGCCTTCGGCATATTTGGCTCAAGACTTAAGTACGCTCAGGTTGAATTAATTGCCAGATGCGAACCTAAGAATATTGTCCTATGTTTTGACAAAGACTCCGCAGGAGCCAAGGCCAGGATAGATGCTGCGGATATGCTGTGGAGCAAAGGTTTTAATCTATCTACGGCTAAATGGGACTCAGAAAAAGGTAAAGACCCCGGAGAACTTGCATTAGAAGAACGATGTAGTATCTTGGTCGAACCTCTTATCAGATAATCAAAGAATAGAATGGATAAAAATGAGCGACGAACAGATTATAAACGAATTAGCCACGATTGAGCGGGCTGCCTATAAGACTATGAAAGAGGCAGAGCTCCTGCACATCAAGGCAAAACGAGCACTTTGTGAAGAAATTGAATCCCGCGGAGTTAGCGTGGTTGAATGGGGCGACCAAGTTATTTCAAGAATCGCCAGCGAGCGCGTCAAGATCGACGAGGCCAAGTTCAAGGAACTGGTCAGCGCTGATACTTGGGACAGAGTGGTTGTTGAGAAAGTGGACAGCAACTCCGTGCGCGAGCTTATTCTCTCAGGAGACATATCCTCAGAGGTAATTGATTCTGCTATAGAAATCACGACTTCCTCCCCTTACCTACGATATGGAACTTTAGAGGTGGAAGGTGAAAAGAAAGATCAGTCCAACGACTAGACTTCTTCGCGGTGTCGCAGGCGAGTTCTACATTGTCCGCGAGGTAGCCGAGAAGACAGGCATCAGCGAAACAGCGATCCGCAAGTCAATACGTAGCGGCGTAGTGGAAATGATGCCCAGCAAAACAACTGCAAATGGAAAAATCTATCTCTTCACACCAGAAGATATAGAGCGGATGTCAAAGTACTATGCGGAAAAGAACGCTCCAAAAGACTTTGACCACGGCTCTCATCGCTTCGGAAGACCGAGGAAGTTCACGGACGAAGAGCGAATAGAGAGATCAAGGCTTCACTCCCAAGGAAACTATTGGAAGCGAAAAATCAAAGAAGCCAATACAGAAGAAGACAGAAAAATGGCAAAAATTAAATACGAAAGAATAAGGAGCCAATTAGATGAGTAAAGAAAGTCTGCTAAGCGCAGGTGACACAGTTGAAGTAGGAGTTACTCACGAAATTGTGATTGGGCGAGAAAAGTCCTGGATCAAGTTCGGTGTAACCACAAAGGTTCGCGAAGGCGAAACTGGAGAGGATGCTTCAGACAGAGCATCAACGCAAATGCAAAATGAAGTAGCAACTTTAATAAAGGATGTTGTCGCTCAAGTTGAGCGCATCGAAAATGGAGGAAAATAATGAAGTTCGGAGTAGCAGTTAAAGACAAGCCGTTTGGCGAATCATACGGATCAGATAGCGCAGATTACTTGCGCACTCTCAAAGAAGGCCAGTCCCTAGTTAGATTTATCTACCCACTTGATGGAGATAACTGGATTGGATACTACGAGCACTTCAACCCAATCAACAAGCGGTCCGTCCCTTGCTTAAGAGACGCCGATGGATCAACTGCAAACTGTGGAGCGTGCAACAGCGACTCCAAGGATTTCCGTTATGCAGGACGCAAGGTTGCTACGAATATCCAGCTTGTTGACAAGGGAATCACCATGCCCCTGAAGATGAGCCAGCGACTGTTTGAGGCTATTGAGCGTAGAGCCGAGCGAGATGGCGGAGACGTCACTAAGCGCGACTACCTTATTACCCGCTCCGGCAAGGGCACAGACACCACCTATGACGTGGATCGCGAAGATGCCTACGACGCAGACCTTAAGGCGCTGCAGAAGGAAGCTGTTGACGTTAGAGAGATCCTTCGCGGTCAGTACGAAGAATACTGGTCTAAGTTCGGCGAAGAAGAACTGGTGACTGCCGTTAAGAAGGCTGACCCAAAGCTGGACGTACCGGATTTTTAAGTGGCTCGTCACAAGAAGAAGAAGTTGAAATCACCGAGGACAACCTCAGAAAAATGTCTGAAAGTGATATTGACGAGCTATTTCGTTTATCGGGGCTTGAGGTACCTGAAACAAAACGAGAAGAAAAAATAGACGCACTAATCAAACTGCTTGGAAGCGAGGAATAGTGGAAAGGTTTCCGGTTCCTACGGAGATAGATGTAACGCTTGCCACTGCCGAAGGAGATCCAGAAACTCTGGTTGTTCTTATTGTTTCCACTCCAGTTGGAGAAAGCCACTATTTCTTATCCGCTGAAGGCGCTAAATACATCGGGGAAGCTTTGACCCGAGCAGCGACAGATGCGCAAGATGGTGGTATCGTTCCAATCAAGAACCAGTTGATTATTCCGCCTGGTTAGAAATGCCCACAATTAAATAAGGACTATGCCCTTCGGGGCTCCCCTAATGGTTGTATCTGGGTTCGATTCCTAGAAGGGGGCGTGAAGATAAAAATACGGTTAAACACCGCACCCAAAAATAATCCAGAGCGATTCTGGAGCCTGCACACGCACTCTCGTTTTAGCGTCAATGACGCTATGAGTGACGTAGGCGAGATTGTCAACACGGTAGCCGATATGGGACAGCGCGCTATTGGTCTAACTGACCACGGCAACATCGCTGGATCCGTGCAGCTTTACCGAGCGTCTCGAAAAAGAGATATCGTTCCTTTCCCTGGAACCGAACTGTATGTGTCCTATGACCGAAAGACCAGAAAGGTCTTTCACATGATTGTCACGGCATACACAACTGAGGGATATGCGAACCTAGTAAAACTATCCTCTTTCGCCCACAAGAACTTTTACTACAAGCCTGTAGTTGATCTGGCGGATCTAGCCTCTATGCACGAGCAAGGCCTGCTAAAGGGCCTAGCCGCTACCTCTGGTTGCTATTTCGGGATTACATCCCAGTGGATAGCCCAAGATAAGATGGACACCGCTGTGTCTATCACGGCAACAATGGCTAAGTGGTTCAATCCTTTCTTTGTCGAACTACAGAACCACAACATCGTTGAGAACGACATCAGCGATGCAGATAGGTCAAAGAAGCTGATAGAACTGGCTGACGAATTAAGCCTGCCGGTGGTTATCACTCAAGACTCCCACTACTGCCACCAGCACCAAAAACCAGCACATGAGACCCTAAAGCGCCTTGTTGCTTACGGTGACGACGCTGATGATGCGGTATTCCCCGGTGATGGATTCCACCTAGCAGATGATGCTTGGATCAGGGACCACCACGAGCCAGCACACTATGAGCGGGGTATGGAGGGGCTTGAGCACCTACTCAGCCTCAACACCCTAAAGATCCCACAACTAGATAACTACTCTTACAACATTCCATTTACCGTAGATGATCCAGATGCTGCGCTTAGAACTAAGTGCGCCAAGAAGCTGGCAGAACTTGGTCTTGACAGTAAAAAGGAATATGTAGACAGACTAGACACAGAACTATCCATTATTGCCGACACAGGTATGGCTGGATACATCATCTTGGTAGCCGAGGTAACTGACTGGTGCCAAGCCCAGGGAATCTTCTACCAAGCCAGAGGATCTGCCTCCGGCTCTATTGTCTGCTGGCTTGCTGAAATCACCCAATCTGACCCAATCAAATGGAATCTAATATTTGAGCGGTTCATTAGCCGTGACCGGACTAAGCCACCGGACATTGACCTTGACGTAGAGCATGAGCGCCGAAAGGATCTTGTTGACTGGCTACACAGCAGATTTGTTGTTCACCACATCGGGACTTGGATGGAGTATTTCCTAGACAGCGATGAAGAGGCTGACGGTAAGGGATCCCTAAAGGTTAAGTATTACTCGTCACTGCGTAAGCAGGGCAAGGATCTTCCTAAGTGGAACGAAATACCAGAAGAGGAGAGAAAACTCCTTATGGAACTGTCGCGCGTAAAAGACGGCGATTACAAGCGACCAGGAGCGTTTTACGCCTTTGGTACCCACCCAGCAGGAATGGTGCTAACTACAACCGACGAAGAGTTCGACTCTTTGGTGCCCGTTATGAAGATCGCCTCATCCGACACATACGTAACTCAGTATGAAATGGACGACATTGAAGCTCTTGGATTAGTCAAGCTTGATGTTCTGGGGCTCAAGACCCTAACGATCCTGCACAAGACAATGGAGTTCCTAGGCAGGGACGTTTTTGAAGGGCTGGACTGGATACCGCTCAGTGACTCAAAGACGTTCAGAATGATCTCCAAGGGAAGCACTGAAGGCGTATTCCAACTCGAGGGGTTCACATCTAAGCGGGGGTGCCGGAACCTAAAGCCGACAACCGTGAAGGATGTAATCGCCGCAATGGCTTTGTTCCGTCCGGCAACTATTTCCTCGGGAGCAACTGAGTCCTATATTGCCAGAAAGCACAAGGACGAGGAAGTACCAGAGCGCCACCAGATCATTGCTCGCCATGTTGGAAGTACCTACGGGATCATGCTTTTCCAAGAGCAAGTAATTGCAGTATTGCGGGATCTTGGGATGAACCCAGACGACCTAACCTCCTTCCTGAAGGCTGTTAAAGCGTCAAACGAATCCATCGGCAGTGCTGGGGACGTTATTTCCGGTTACCAGAAGCAAGTATTTGCTATGGCCAACGAAATAGGGATGACTGAAGAAGACCTGTCGTGGCTCTGGGAGGCTATTGAGGGGTTTGCCAAGTATGGGTTCAACCAAGCACATTCGACCGCTTACGGACTAACTGCGTACCGATGCGCCTACTTAGCCGCTAACCATCCTGTTGAGTTCTTTTCAGCTCTTCTTAACGTGGCAGCGGGCAACCCAGATAAAGAGCCGGATTATATTAGGGCTGCAAGAGAAAGAAAGCTACGCATCTATTCTCCAAATATCAACGAATCTAATATCTCTTATGCCCCATCAAGCGGATCTATTCGCAAGGGGATCACCTCAATTAAGGGCATCGGAGAAAAGACGGCTAGAGAGATTATTGAGAAAAGACCAGAAGGCGGATACACATCTGTTGAGCAATTCTGCCGAACGGTACAGGCCCGGAAGGTTACCGGTATTAGAGCGTTCATTGAAAGCAAGGACGACGGAGTTGGATCTTTTGGAAAATTGATGGAAGCCGGAGTTTTTGACGGCCTACCTATGTGGAGCGAAGATGGCAATAAATAACAAGGTTAGAGAAGAGATATATAAGAGATCAGACAAACAGTGCGAGGCTATGGTTCTAGTTGATGTCATTTGGACTAGATGCGGTATTTCCCCTATAGAAATACACCATATGCTCAAGCGGTCGCAAGGAGGCAACACGCTAGACGAAGTTGGCGAGACGTACCACCTGATCGCCTTGTGCCCAGCACACCACAAGCACGCCCACACAACAGATAAAGGATATCAAGAAGAAGTCCTGATACTCGGAGACGTTATTTGGGACAACATAGAACACAGACCGGTATATAGAGGACCAGATCCAACCCTTTCCAAAAGATATCCACCAACCCAGGAGAAAAAATGACCAGCCTAAAAGATTTGATAAAGGCAGTAAATGAAGAAAAGCCAGTCACCGTAAGACACGAGAGCTGGCTTGAAAAGAATGCTGATCCTACTTATTCCCCTGAAGCGATTGCTTTCGCTGCAGCCGAACTAGCCGGAACAGAGAACTCAAACAGCGGTCCTAAAGTTCGGATGTTCAGGGCTTCTGGAATGAACGGCTGTATGCGCCAGCGCATATTCCAAAGAAGCGGTATGGAGCAACAAACTCCTCCTAACGCTAGAACAGCAAATATCTTCCACACAGGTAACTTCATCCACCTGAAGTGGCAAATGGCTGGCATTACCGAAGGATGGCTAGCACAGCCAGAAGTTGCTATGGAGTGCGAAGACCTACAGCTTCGAGGTCACACCGATGGAATCCTGTTTGACGGATCACTCCTAGAGATCAAGTCAATCAACTCCAGAGGTTTTGACCGTGTTTACAAAGATGGGGTAAAAGAAGATCACAAGATGCAGGCGACTGCGTATCTGTATATGCAGGATAAAAAGTCCATATCGTTTATTTACGAGAATAAAGACAACCAAGAGTGGTACGAGATTAGATACACGAGAAATAGCAAAGATGAAGACGAAATGCTGAAGCAGATGAAAACTTTGGTTCAGTATTGGGAGGATGACAGATTGCCTCGTATTCTCTCTTCTTGCGAAAGAAAAGAAGGAACTAACTACAATTACTGCCCATTTAAGAAAGAATGCGCTGCTTTGCACGCAGTAGAAGACGAGGGATTCACGCATGGCTAGTGTAAAGATAAGAAGATCAACGGACAGGGATGTTCAGTCTTCCAGGAGCCTTATAGCGGTTCCGGTAGGGGAAGGACTGCCCGCAGTGCAGGAACTGTGGGACGAAATAGCCACATATATGGATATTCTTCTGGGAAGAATAGAGCCTCCGGTAGATTCTCCTTACCTTTTGCTGATGGAGGTATCTACCGCCTATTACGCTAGAGGACTCGAAATAGACGCTCTAATCCACCATGAAGAGCGCGAAATGAGAGTATTGAGGGGTAGCCCGCACTATAAGTTTAGGACCGGAGAGCTGAGGGACTTTATTGAACTTGCGAAGAAGACTGCCGAACTAGGCAGCAGAAGGCTGACTCAAGAGCAAATCCTTGCTGAGCAGCGTCGTTCTATCTAAGAGGATCAATGAAGCGTTTAGTGATACTGACGGTTGTAATTTTCTCAATAATCATCGGAATGATAGTTTGGGAAAACACAAGAACAGAACAGACCGCTCCTAAGCCACAGGCAAAGGTAGCCAAGCAAGAGAAGAAGACAAGTAGAAGCAAGCAGCGAGTTATAAAGAATAAAGTTATCCGCAAGACTGTGCACAAATCTGTGCATAAGACTAAACACAAAAAGCACGTATCTAGGTCTTATAAGAGAAAGCCGGGCTTAGATCTAAGGAACCGCGAACTATGGATGCTTATCCACAAGTGCGAAGGAAGCTGGACAGACAACAGCAATTTCGAGGGTGGACTACAGTTTCTCCACTCCACTTGGGTAAGCGCAGGAGGCAGAGCATTTGCTGAGCACGCCTATCAGGCTACTCCAGAGGAGCAGATCACCGTTGCTAACTGGTACAGCAGTGGAGGCTCCTGGTTGGCTCCTTGGCCCACCTGTGGACGTAGAGCGGCTAAGGTACTAGGGTTGGAGTTTCCATGACACCAGAAGAGCATTTAGACAGAGCAGAGAAGCTGGCTAGTTCGGCTTCCGAAATGTCAATACGAGACCCGTTGCACAAGGGCGTGGTTATGAACCTTAGAATGGCTATGATCCACGCGTCTTTGGCAGCAGCAGGGTTCGCAAAAGAAAACCTTAAACTATTAGAAGAACTAAGAGAAACGGAAAACAAATGAATCCCACATTGTTCCAATTTTGCGGTTACATTACCCACCTTGACGCCAAGACTGGCCGAATTGAGATGGCTCTAGACCTTGGCTTCAACAGGTCAGAATCTAGAACTTTTAAGATGCACGGACTCGGCAAACTCACCCTTGATCAAACCGCGCTTGCTTCTAAGTGGCTACAGTCTAATAACGGAGCGATGGTTCGGGTAGAAACCCGTAAGATTGGCAACGATGAGTACAGTGCCGTTGTCTATGGTCTTTCTGGGCCAATGAAGGGCCTGGCTCTTAACGACCAGATTAGTCTCGCTAGCGTCTGACAGGACTTAGACGATAATCTCAAAGTGACGGATTATTAGCGGAGGTCGCTCATATGGCACGCCCAAACTTGGTAGCAGCTATTGATTTTGCTTACTTTGGCACTCAGTACGAAGCCGGAGATGCATTCCCTACTGTGGGTCTTAACGACCTTGCCGTAAAGCGCTTGCTAGACAAGGGATACATAACTGCCGAGGGAAGCGGTGGTGGAGGCGTAACCGGCCCCACCGGCCCCACCGGTCCAACGGGATTAGACTTTGAAGTCTCCTCTCAATACCGCGCGGGTACAGGACAGGTTGTCAAATTTGACGATCCGACAAAACAGTCTATTATCGCCGCCCCAGATGCAACAGATAGTTACCCAACTGCCCAAAGATTAGTCGTGCAGGGTCCAAACGGATTCCTCAACAGTGATGGAGAGGGCGGCGATGTTTACCTGTGGGCTGGTAACGGAGCTGCTACCAACGGATCTGGCGGTGACATTAAAGCTGATGGTGGCCAAGGATCTGGATCGGGCGAGGGTGGGAGCGTAAAGGTTAGAGGTGGCTATTCCCCATCGGGAACCGGAGGATTTGTGCAGGTAATCTCTGGATCCTCAACCAACGGAGATGGCGGATATTTAGAGTTAAAATCCGGGTATTCAGACTCAGCTAGCGGTGGATCAGTAGAGATTCACTCCGGTCACAGCTCCGGTGGCGACGGTGGAGACGTTAATATATACACCGGGTTTGGGACCAACGGAAACGCTGGAGACATTAATATATACGGTGGCCAGGGAACCACTGGAGACGGCGGAACGGTCACAATTTCCGGAGGAGACACCACTGGTGGTACTGCGGGAGACGTCCAACTACAAACTTACTCTGGCGGAAACATTATTCTTGTTGGTGACGGCGGAGAGTTCCTTAACGACGCAACTGATCCTGATAACCAGATTGCAACTATGGGAGACATAGCAGCTGGACCAACAGGACCAACCGGCGCTACTGGAGCAACTGGAGACCCAGGAACGGCTGGAGCCACTGGCGCTACTGGATCAACTGGAGCAACTGGATCAACAGGCACAACCGGAACGGCTGGAGCAACGGGTGCGACAGGAGCAACTGGAGCAACCGGTGCGACAGGAGCAACTGGAGCAACCGGATCGAACGGAAATAATTACCCAGGCGAGCCAACAGTTGATACTTGGACATTTAGAACTGCGACCGGATCAACCGGATTGGCTTCTGGCGATATTAGATTCGATAGCGCAACTGTGTCCGGGGCTCCAGGAACCGGAATTGGAAACCTATACGTACACGCAAACGCAAGTAGCGCAACAGATAGAGCAACATTCTTTACTAACGCCGCTATTGGCGACATCATCACCGTTAGATCAACCACAACGCCGACTTCTTTCTGGAAGTTCAAAGTAGTAGCTGCCGCTTCATCAGCGAGCTCGATAGTTACAGTCCCAGTAGTTGCAGTATCTGGCCCAGCCGTAGCAGGGTTTGCGGATACAACAGTGACCGTAGCCCTGTACCAAAGCATTGGGCACAAATCAATATCGTTCTCTATTACTGGAATACTTTTAGTTGCCGATGGTTCAATGGACCACAAGACTAAGTGGTACAACGATACTGGGGAACCAATTGTTATTACAAAGGTTAGAGCCGCTTTTGCAACCGCTCCAGTAACGACTGCTACAACCTTAGACGTATTCAAAAACGGATCAGCAGGAGCGACAGTGTTATCCGCAGTGGTTTCAGTTGCTGCCGCTGCCACCACCGCTACACAAACAGCGTCTTCTACGCGAACGGCTACTTATCTAATATCTGGAACTGACTATTTGACGATGAAGGTTCCTTCTGTTGGCTCTGGTGGTGGCGGTAGAGAACTAGTTCTGACGGTTTGGTACGTTTAAATGCCGGAAATTAAAGACTTTTCAGGACTGCCGTGGAGAACTAATATATCCGGCGACTACATGGGGCCTAGCTCTGAGTGCCTTGAGTTTATTACAGCCAACTTTTACGGAAAATGTCTGAATATCGGAACCGGTGAAGGATTCTCTATTAAGGCAATGATTGACAGTGAAGCGGTGACTAGCGTTACCACTATGGATTTAATTCCAGAGTTTCAGCAACTACCACAAGAACTAATTGACAGCGAAATTGTCTCTAGCGTTGAATACAACCCAATTCTGGAAGAAACTTTTGACTGCGTTTTTATAGACCATTTTGACGATCGTATTTACGCCGCTAATCATTACTTCAATAAAGGTTACTACGTAGTAATAGACGATATGGTCCAGCAGAATATTGATTTGTGCTTGGAATACGGCCTAAATGTAGAAATACACCAAGACTCTTTGAGAAATTTTGGGGTGGTGATTTAGATGGCAACTTTTTATGCGCCGATGGAGGGATATTCTGGGTCGAAAATAGGTGAGCGTTATTTCACTACCTCCGGCTCTCCAACTTACAGCAGCACATATTCCCAATACGGAACCACGTCCGGTGTTTTTACCAACAGCCAGTACCTAGTAAGGTCTCCTGGCGGTATTGGAGGAACAACAACGTGGTTTCAGGGTTACACAAAGATTGCTGCCCTGACTGCTAACGCAGGTGTATGGCTAGCCACCATGACTCCATATGACATCACCGGACTGGTAGCTACAGCGAACGGCGGAGGAACCGCAGTAACATTTGCGCACGCAAACGCGTTCTACAGCACCACTTACGTAAACGTATCAACAACTACACACCCAATAGGCGCAGGTGCTGCGTGGTTTAGGTGGCAGTATAGAAATGGTCCTACAGACTCTACCTATAATATTTTTATTGGCGCTAATATTAATGGAGCAACTCCAGATATTACAGCCACAACCTCAGCCGCCAATTACTTCGGAAGCGGCGGTGCCGCTCACTCCTTTAATTATCGGCATGAAGGGGCGGGAACACACACTGTTTATTACGATAATTTGGTTACATCTGGCACTCAGCCACCAGTAGCTGACCCTTCATACGTTCCTTTCTCATCAGTTGGAATGATTAACGGACTTTGATACAGTTAGGCTATGAAAATAGCCGTATATTCCATAGCGAAGAATGAAGCCAAACACGTAGAGCGCTGGGCACAATCTGCCAGCGAGGCAGATGTTCTTGTGGTCCTTGATACAGGGTCAGAGGATAAAACTGTGTCCATCGCTCGCTCTTTGGGTATAACTACGGTAGCTAAGCAATATGAGCAGTTTGAGTTCCATAAAGCTCGAAACGATGCTATGGATGCCATCCCAGAAGATGTGGACTATTGCATCAGTATGGATATGGACGAGGTATTACTGCCTGGGTGGCGGGAAGAATTAGAAAAGACGATCAAAGAGCACCCATTAGCCACACAGTTCAGATACACCTTTATTAACTCCCGCTTACCTAATGGAGAGCCATTACAGACGTGGGACAGGTCTTGCATCCACGCTAGGCGCGGGGCAAGGTGGCGGTGGCCAATCCACGAGATCCTTGAGACCAACCCACAGATACTTGTACGAACCAACCTTTTAATGGAACACAAGCAGGATAAATCTAAGTCCCGCTCCCAATACATACAAATGCTCAAGCAAGCCACACTGGACATGCCGGAAGACCCACGCATGTCCTTTTATTATGGGCGGGAACTGTGGTACGAAAGGAAGCTACATGCTGCCGCCGAAGAGCTTATTAGATCCCTCACGCTCGAAGGCTGGACCTATGAACGATCTTCATCTATGTGCATCATTGCTGACTGCCTGCCAGATCAGGCGGAAATATGGCTATTAAGAGCCTGTGCGGAAACACCCGACAGGCGGGAGCCATTTGTTGATCTAGCCGAGTTGTATTACCAAGAAGGAAGATATGCCTGTGGATTAGGTATGGCAGTTAGGGCCATAAGTATGGCTAATAAGAATCCATCCTATGTAAGTGAGGACGGGGCTTGGAATTATCGACCATACGACATTGCCGCAATATGTGCATACAACATAGGCGCGAAAGATCTATCTTTAGAGTATGGTATAAAAGCACTAGAGTTATCACCAGATGATAAAAGATTACAAGACAACATAAATTGGTATAAAGGAAAGGAGAGTGCCTCATAACTACTAAATAACTGGAAACAAGATGTTGTTACGGTTGCCCCCTGTATGGGGAATAGACCTAGGCGCTAGGTCATGGCATGCTGCGCGGATAGAAGACGGTCAACACACCGTCTATTCCTGCGTTATTAAGCCTAAAAAGACTGAAGAGCGTGCAAAGATACTTAGAACGCTTAGTGTTGAGCTAGCCACCCTGTTAGATGGAGCCGATCCGGTATACATCGAAGAGCCTGTTGTAGCCGGGGTCAGGAACCTAAGAACCTTCCTAATGCTAGCCCAGACATCTGGAGCCCTTATGTCGCGCATCAGCGGTCCAGTCACCCTTGTGCCTGTATCCAGTTGGAAGAAGGAAGTCTGCGGTCATGGTGGCCTTGCTAAGCCCGATATAGCCATATGGCTGAAGGTACACCAGCCTATGTTCTTTGATAACTGCTTAGATGACCAGAATAAGATAGACGCTACTTGTATCTCAATGTATGGGATTACCCAGGAATACATTAAGGCTGCTAATGCCTGATCAAGATAAAGCGTGGGTATCAGCAGAGGTATTGGTCTGGTTAGACGATGAATTAGATATATTTGAGGAAGGTGATGACGAGCCACGAATAGCCATACTGGGAGACTGGTATCCAGAGTGGCATGCTAAAGCCGCCTGCTTGGGAGAGTATGAAGCTGCGGATAACTTCTTTTATGGTCAAGATGAGCGGGGAATAAGACCCAGCCTAAGCGCGGGACAGATTAAAAAGGCTAGGGAGTTCTGCGCTAGATGTGAAGTAGTTACTGACTGCCTACGCACAGCCATCTCCAGTAGAGAGAAATACGGAGTATGGGGCGGGACAACAGGCAGGTTCCGCAGACAACTATTTGTAATGATAGAGGAAGGGTACTTAGACCTAGAGGGAGCAATCAAGGAATGCCTGACTATGCTCCTAGGATCTAAGACGGGTAAAAAGTATGAGCTCTGACGAACTAGAAATACCAGATGAATCAGCCAAGGCTAGGGAAGCCTATGGTCTGCACCTAATGGGCCTTGAGTGGTCCGCTATTGCTGAGCGCTTGGGATATAGCAGCGCTGACTCAGCCAGAATAACCACTAGGCGGGTATTAGAAAGAGCAGCCCTCAATCTAGACCAAGAGCGCCTAGATGAGATGCTGGAAACTGAATTAGAGCGCCTTAATCTATTACAGGCTGCTGCCTGGCCTATGGCCCTAGCTGGGGATACTAGAAGCATAGATATCGTCCTAAAAGTGATGAATACACGTCATAAACTGCTTGGATTTGATAAGCGGGATGAAAAGATCACCAACCAGACGCTGGTGGTTAGTGGGGAGAATTTCATTGAGATATTACAGCGGGCCGTAGATAACCGAGATAACAAATCCCTAGGTTGACGGCATTGGGAGAATCAGATTAGTGATTTCTCTCCTACGACTTTGAGGTAGACATGCAGGACGCATTTGGTGTAGACCGTTCAGATATTTCCAAGGCAGCAATGCCGGGAGCCATTGAAAGTTCTGTTAAGTACTTCCAGGGCAGAAGAGCAGCAGCCACTTCAGCTGCGCGCGCTGGATCGCTAAGAAGCGCTGGCGGCCCTTCTCGAGTTTTGGGATCTAAGAGGCTTGGAATGCGCCGCACACGTAATGCCGCAAAACTAGAAAGCAAGATGGATACTATGCGGACAGCCCCTTACGGCACAAAGAATGCAACGTGGATAGACACCTTGGCCGGAGCCAGTAAAAAGCAGGCTAAGGACTGGAGTTACGTTACCTCTCCAAAGGGCTATGAAAGAGCTAACTGGAAGGCAGCGAAGAATGCCCTGAAGGCTAACTCAAGAAAGTCCCAAGGACCCACCACTCCAAGCCCATTTAACTAGACAGGGATTAAAAAATGTTAGATGCGTTTGGCGTAGAACGTTCAGAAATTAGCAAGTCAATCAGTCCTAATCAACTAGCGGCGCTTAGCCGTATAGCTGGGACTGAAGGCGCAGGTGCTAAGTACGCGACCAAGAAGCTAGCTGCAGCAGCTTCTGGAAAGAAGTCTGCCGCCAGATCTCCTGCGCAAACTGCACGATGGGGTAACGTTTCGCGGAAGGGACAGAAAGAAGCAGCTAAATCAAGATCTGCTTTGTCTAGCGTTGCTAGGGAGCCAAGAGGGGGAAGCATAGGTTCTATGGAAGCATCAGCCGCAAAGGCTATTAGAAACAATAGGCCGCTATCACAGAAGTTTAGAGAAGCCGCTCAGCCAAGAGGGCAAAAGGTCCTCCAAGCTGTTGGAACAGGCAGTAGAGCCGTAGGTACCAGAGTTCGCGCAGTTGGATCAAGCGTTGGTTCAGGAACCGCTAGGGCCGCTAGAGCAGTAGGATCGGGAACTGCTAGAGCCACCAGAGCAGTTGGATCTGGAACGGCCAGAGCGGGCAGAACATTACGCGCAAGCATGACTAGAACTCCCAGAGCAGCCACTCCTACTACAGCAGCCGCCAAAGCACCCGCTGCAGCAACTGGAACAGAAGCTGGAACAGCAACGGTTAAGAATAAATCTAGATTTGGTAGAAACGCTGCCCTTATTGGTGGTGGAGCCGCAGTCGGAGCCGGTGGCATGGCGTATAGCGTAGACAGGAATAACCAGATGATGAGCAAGTCAGCATTCGGCGTAACCCATGAGGTTACTAAAGGACTTCTTCCTAAAATACCGCCGCAATTTATGGAGGGCGTTAACCCTAACTCTCCAAGGGGAGTAGCGATGCGATTAAAGATTGGCGCGGATAGGGCGACCAACAAGTCAGACACTATTCGCCGAATTAAATACGCTGATGGGAAAAAAGCAAAAGCTAAAGTTGTTTCCCGCGCCGTCTCAGAAGGAATGGACGATTTAAGACAGGGCTCTAGAAGAATTGCTGGAAATTACTACACCAGGACTAAAAGCAAATACGTGCCTTCTGGTCACAGCACCCACACAATGGAGTCCAACGGAGGTCTTATATTCAAGCCACGCAAAATTGATTTCCGCAACACAGGCGAAGCTGTTATTCCACCTAATTACGAAAAGTTGTATGACTCAGGAATTAAGCTAACCACTGGCGCTAAGGTAGTTGGCGGATCTGCTGTTGCAGCAGGAGTAGGCGGTGGAGCATACGCATATGACAAGAAGAAGAATGTTTCTAAGTCAGCATTTGGTGTAGACCACTATGTATCAAAGGGTATATCTGCTGGTGTTATTAAACTCCCGACTCAGATACATTACCCGCGCATGGGAAACCCAACTAAGGCTGTAAACGCTTTTAAGACAGGTGCTACAAGAGCCAAGACGGGTGGATCAGGAGTAGCTGGTCAGACCAAGAGGGGCATTGTAGGAGCGTTTAAGAGTTCCCCAGGAACCGTTATGGCTGCAGGAGCTGTAGGGGCTGGTGGAATAGGAGCCGCTGGATACGGCATGAATAGAAATAAGAGATACTAATGCAAGACGCATTCGGAGTAGAGAGATCCGATATTTCTAAAGGAATAAAGCCTGCTCACATTAACGCGATGGTTAGACATGGACAGCGAACTGGAAACGATGAACTGGTAGCTCGAGCATTGGCAGCTATGAACGGTAGGGCTGGATCTACAAGTAGGGGCTTATATTGGCGCAGTCAGACCACAAAGCCAGCAGCAGCTAAGAAAAAGGCTAAGGGCCTTCCTTACGTTAGGGGATATAACTAATGAAAGACGCATTTGGAGTAGAAGTCTCCAAGGCAATGTTTCCCGGAGCTGCGGCTAGAGTAATCCCAAAAACTTTAAAGTCACTTAAGCCCAGCCCTTTAGTTGCTTCTAAAGTTAGGCCACCCACTACTGGAATTAAACCTATGACTCCAACGGGTCCTAAGTCAATTAAGCGCAGCCCTTATTCGTCACCCACTACTGGAATTAAACCTATGACTCCAACGGGTCCTAGAACACCGAGTGGCACCCCAATGACAAACAATGCACGCTTCGCGTCACGAATAAACCCCAGATAGGTAACTAATGATTGACGCATTTGGAGTAGAGATCTCTAAGGGTATGCCTTCATATCTACGCGGAGCTGTAAAAGCATCTGATGCTGCCGCCAAGGGAACCAAGGGCATGGAAATGATGTTCGCGCGTCAAAAGGCGTTACCTGGGTCTATTGGTCGTGCAACTGAAGCAACTATGTGGACTGGCTATAGATCAGCAGCTCGCACGCAACCAGCAGGAATGTACCAAGCCAATAGAATAGGGAGATACGGTGCGGGAAAAAAGGTTTCCAGCCCTGCTTCTATTAAATACTCTATTAAATCGGGTTCTAAGGCAAAGCAAAGAGGCCTTAAATTGCAAAGTACATTAACACCATCTCCTAAGACTAGACCTCTAAGGAACATCTAATGCAAGATGCATTCGGTATAGATCGCACTGATATCTCTAAGGGCTTGCCTTCGCCCGCTAAAACATATCTTAAGCTTCGCTATCGCAATATGGGAGACTTCTCTAAACCACAGGTTAAAAAGCCTAAAAGTAGATATATTAATTTGAAGATGGAATCCAATAAGCACGGTAAGATTGCGCGAGATTACGGCGTACCAGGTATAGGAGAAGAGCACATCGCTCGAGGTAAATGGTGGAAAGATCTTCGCGACCAAGAATATAGTTCTGCGCTACCAGCTCCTAAGACTAGACCTCTAAGGAACATCTAATGATTGACGCATTTGGTGTTGAGATAAGCAAGGGCGTTATTCAGCGTACCTACTATGCTGCCCAAGCATCTTCAGCCAACCCAAATGCGGGAGTAAGAGATAACGCTAAATTCATCTATAACGCTAGATTAAAGCGGGTAAATAGAGGAAATGTATCTAAGGCTGGAGGTATTCCAACCAAGCTACTTCCTGCTGCCGAAAAGCTTATAGAATCTCGGGCATTTAAAAGACTTCAGCAAAGTAACATGCACAACAAGATCACAGCGCGTCGCCAAAAGCAGATGGATAAGTGGCTACCTGAAGGGCAAGGAATGCCCTTAAAAGATGGTGGCGAACCAGCGGCATTTGTTGGGGAAAGAAAGCTTTATAAGCCGGGAGAGTTTTCTGAAACAGTGCGCCCCTCTATAGAAAAAGATCCCAAACTACAAGAAATCGAAAATTTGGGACATAGAAGACGCCAAGCAGCGCTAAAGCTTGGCGAAGTAGCCGGTTTAAGAATTGGCGAATTTAAAGTTTCTAATGCCCAAGGGGTGAAGGGCGCTGAAGCTTTCGCTACCATTTGGCCAACTGGGAGAATAAGACCAGAAGGATTAATCGCCGAAAAAGGTGACAGGATATCTGGCCCAGCCTTACTTTCTCACTTCAATAGAAAAAACAAAGAAATAGAATCCCCGGGGATGCTTCTAAATGCAGGCATTTACTCATCTTCCCCTAAAGAGGCAACTGGTGCAAGAGTTTGGCGTACTAAATCTCTTGATGCTAGATATATGCCAGGCAGAGGAATGGGAAGCTCTGATAAAGAAATATTTTATAGTCGTAAAAAGCACGCTGCCGACGTAAAAAGAAATAATAGAGATAAAAATGGGAAAAAATCTGTTATTAACGCCAGAAATTTCACGTCTGGAAAAGAATTTATAACCCCTGATGGGAAAATAGTTTCCCAAAAAGATATAGACACTATGCACCACATGTCATATAAAAAAGCAATGGCCACTAGAAATCCGCATGCTGATCCCAATCCTAGTGGAAAACTTAGACTTGGCATACACGGAAGAAAATTAACGGAAGAAGAAATTAAAGGTCTTCGGGTGCACTCTATGAAGGCTAGAGTTGGCCTGGCACGTCCAAGCGATACGACTTACACGGTTAAGGTAAAAAATCCAGAAACTGGAGTAATTGAACGAAAGAAAGTTGGCTGGACTCCAGCAATGCACGAATACATGTCAAATATGTCTTGGAATGGGTATGTTAAGGGAAGAACTCCTTTTCTTACCAAGACCAAGAGAGCTACTGTCGGGGCTAGCGTTGCCGGAGCGGGTTATATAGGGGCCAATAGGGACAGCACCCCGCGTAAGGAATGGACCGAAAACGAGCACCCAAGAGGCTACGGAGGAGAGTTTAGAGTGAAGGGATACAAGAGCGCTTACAAGTCTGTTTTGGATCGCCAGCGAAAGGTGTCTAAGTCCTCTGAGGGCTCTAATCAGATAAGCTCAAACCTATGGTCGAGTTAAAGGACGCGAAATGAAAGACGCATTTGGTGTAGAGCGTATTTCTAAGGGCGCGAATCCGGCAAATCCAGCGCAAATAGTAGGACAGTTAAAATTATTTCCGCTTAAAGGCATGACAAGAGCAACAAGAGCAAAAAGGCTCCCATATAAGCAGCCTAAGTTTAGACGAAGCCAAGAAAAACAAATAAAAGGGCAAACATATTTATCCGTTCCAAGGGGCCGTCAATCCGGTGGTAAAGAATTTAAAATAAATTCATCCGGGCCAGGAAGAAAGACGTCTAATGCTTTATCTCCAGAGGGGCAACAAAAACTTGCAAACAAACTAAAAGAACTGGATAGAAAATATGCCGGTCGTTTTGCTTCACAGGGGCCAAAAGTATCAAGAAACGACCCCTCGGACACGACTGGTGGCCAGGGAGCGGGCGCCAGAAAAGCAGTAAACGTAATTAGATTGTCTGGAAGGCAAAGAGTCGGCAAATCTGACGCATTTGGCGTTGAGGTATCTAAAGGCGTGCCTCATTTCCCTGACTGGATGCACGCTAGG